GTGAAAATGCTCTCTGACCTGGGCAAACACTCCGGCTGCGGTCTCGGGCTACGATTGCACACCGCAGCTAGACGAGATAACTCTCCGGCCTTCTCAGGCTGGGAGCCGGGAGGGACGCACCATGACAGCGAGCACGGCGGCGATCGTAGGCGACCTCGACACGCTCGCCGCGAGCTTCAAGCGGTCGTTGCGGGCGTCGAACCGTTCCGCGAAGACGATCGACACCTACTGCGAGGGCGTGAGCCAACTCGTCGCGTTCCTCGCGTCGGCCGGGATGCCACTCGACGCGGCGAGCGTGCACCGTGAGCACGTCGAGGCGTTCATCGTCGACCTTCAGGACAAGGGCCGTGCGCCCGCGACGGTCAACAACCGGTTCCGGGCGTTGCAGCAGTTCTTCAAGTTCCTAACCGATGAGGGCGAGATCACGGCTTCGCCGATGGCGCGGATGCAGCGGCCGATCGTGCCGGAGCAGCCGGTCGACGTCGTGAGCGAGGATCAACTCCGCGCCTTGCTCGGCACGTGCGCGACGCGGGAGTTCGAGGACGTGCGCGACGAGGCGATCATTCGCATGTTCGTCGACACGGGTATGCGGCGCGGCGAGCTACTCGGGCTCAGTGTCGACGACCTCGACCTCGACACGAACGAGGCGGTCGTCGTGGGCAAGGGACGTCGGCAGCGTCGGTGTCCGTTCGGCCGGAAGACCGCGATGTCCGTCGATCGGTACCTACGCGCGCGTCGCCGTCGAAAGAACGCGGAGGCTCCGGAGCTATGGCTCGCGCGTGGCGGCGGCACGCTGAACGAGTCCGGTGTCGCGACGATGCTTCGACGTCGAGGCGAGCGCGCAGGGATCGGTCCGATCCATCCGCACCAGCTTCGCCACACGTTCGCTCACTCATGGCTGGCGGGTGGCGGGACCGAAGGCGACCTGATGCGGCTCGCCGGGTGGCGCAGCAGGGACATGCTCTCGCGATACGCGGCGTCCACGGCCGACGAGCGCGCTCGCGAGGCGCACCGACGACTCTCGCCAGGAGATCGTCTCTGACGCTGGCGCTGTGCTAGAAATGCCGGTGCTGCAAGGGGTCTGGGCGCAAGCCTGGAACGGCCACCCGGGGCTACCCGAGCCGGGACCCGATCGACCTCCACCGGGTCGCGGGCTACCGACCACGCGGGCGGCATGCGTGGACGAGACCAGGCTGGCATGACCTGGACGCTGTTGGACGGTGGCCGCGGCGAGACCGATTCCTACGTCTCGCGCGGAGTCCCGCATGCAGCCATCGTTGTCCTCGTCCGATCGCTCACTCCGTGCATCCATCGCGGCGCACGAGTCGTGGGCGAAGACCGCCGATCCGACCGCCCGGACTGCTCCGGCGCGCACGGCTTTCCTTGACCGGTTCGAGCGCGAGGTCGATCCGGACGGAGAGCTTCCGCCCGCTGAGCGCGCCCGCCGCGCTGAACATGCACGCAAGGCTTACTTCCAGCGGCTGGCACTGAAGTCAGCGCGGGCTCGCCGCGCAAAGGCATCGTGAACGCGAGAAGCCCCGGGTTCTTGGCCCGGGGCTTCTGAACGTCCTTGACCTGCCGATCGAAGGAGGCGCTCGACGAACAAGCGTAGCCGTCATCCGACGGCGACCCGCGTGCAACCGGCAGGGCCGATGAACAACGACAGGCGCAGCGCCCGCAAGAGGGACGGTCACCGAGTTGATACGACCGCCCGACCTCACGGTCGGGTTCTGGCGATGACTGCGAGCGCGTTGCTGATCGGATCGGGACTCTTGAAGGCGCACGAGAGCGGTGTGACCTCAGTGCCGATCAGGCGGCAGCGTTCGAGCCTTCGGGCTCGACGGGGAGCGGCGACCCGGGCCGATATCCGGGGGACGGTGGCGTCGACGAACAGAAAGTCGGCGTTGGGAGTCGAGCGTGAGCGCCCACCGAGTCAGACCTCCTTCGAGGCCGTTCGTCCTGCATCGCCGGGGAGAAAGGTCTTGAACGCCCGCGGAATGAGGGGAACGCATGAGGCTCGTGAAGATCGCGAAGTCGCGCATGTCGGAGGTGAGCGAGCGGTACGCGAACCCGATCGTGGCGCATCTCACGCCGGTCGGTTCGATGGCGCCGCTCTGCAAGGCCAGGTTGCCGAAGGGCGCCCATTGGACCTACGAAGGCGAGGGCAGTTGGGCGGCGGTCCGGGACTGCCGAAACTGCCGGAGGCTCGCTCGGAAGGTCGCGCGATGACCCACCGGATGATCTCTCGGTGTTCGGCGACTGCGGATCAGTCGGTCGAGGCGGTGCGAGAGACGATCGACCGGCTGTACGAGCTACTGCGGTCGGACGCGCGGCCCTGGCCGCTCATCGAGCCTGAGCCGTGTGTCTGTCCGTCGGAGTGCTGGCCGTCGTTCGCTGCGGCGTTCAAGGTCGGCGATGACGAGGAGCTTGCTGCGTTCGCCCGTGAGTTCCCGGCCGGTCGTCTCGTCGCCGTTGTGGCGTTCGTCGAGGTAGCAGCGTGAGCGCGCCGCGTACGTGCCCGGGTTGCGGTGCGCACCGGGATCTCGGCGAACGTTGCGAGTGCGCTCCCGCGCAGGTGATCGTGCCGCGTCGTCGATCGAAGCGCCGTCGCGCGCCGGTGGTCGCCCGACCGTCGCAGGAGTCGACGTCACGGTGAACCGTCCGTGTCTCGACTGCGGCGAACCGTCCGACCGCGAGCGGTGCGACGAGCATCGAGGCGAGCGCGTCCGCACGTCGGAGCGTGAGCGTCCGTCGCGTCGTCGACGCGAGTACGGACGTGCCGCGCACCGGAAGCTCTCGAAGCTCGTCCGGCACGCGCAGCCGTGGTGCTCGTCGTGTGGATCGACGGACACGACGAAGCTCCACGCCGATCACGTCGTCGCGCTCGCCCGCGGCGGCACGAGCACCCGCGGCAACTACCAAACGCTCTGCGCGGACTGCAACGCCCGCAAAGCAGCGTCCGAGACGTGGGGGAACACCCGTGATCCCCGGGGGCTCACACCCGCTCCCCAGGCATCCAGCCGGATAGATCTGCGGTTAGCAGCTCCGACGAATCGTCTTCCGGAAGGACTCCCTTCCATCGAACCTGTTGACGTAGACGGTTGTGACGCGGACCTCGTCCGAACCGCGCGCGCATACGTCATCGACGAGGAGTCCTCGCAACGACCCGCAGACGTCGTCGTCGCTCGATTCGAGCGTGCATCGGATCGAGACGGCGCCGGTCCACTCGTTGTCGTCGCGGAACATGAGCCATCCGACCGCAACGCCTACGCCGATGAGAACGAGGACGACAACCGCCGCGGTCATAGCCTTCCAAATGCGCGACATGTCACGACGCTACGTGAGCCGGGGCATTTCGGGTGGGGACCGTGAGATCAGGGCCGAAAGCGGCAGTGACGGTCGAGCCGCTGAAGCTCGGTCGTCTCGGGCAGTCGCGGTCGAGTCGTGCGCAGAGGTTCGTCGAGCGGTACTTGATCGTGCCGAAGGGTGTCGGGGCGCGGGAGCCGTTCCGGTTGCGGAAGTGGCAGCGTGGGTTGCTGTCGACGGTGCTCGCGCCGGGCGTGCGTCAGGCGCTCGTGTCGATCCCGCGTGCGAACGGAAAGTCGGCGCTCGCGGCGGCGTTGAGCGTGTGGGGGCTCGTCGATGGTCCGGAGGGCGCGCAGGTGCTCTGCGTCGCGTCGGATCAGCGGCAGGCGGGGCACGTGTTCAACATGGCGCGGCGGATGGTCGAGTTGAACCCGGTTCTCGCGGAGCGGGTGCAGATCTTCCAGGACCGGCTCTACATGCCGCATCACGACGCTTCGATGCTCGTGCTCCCGGCCGACGCGGCGGCGCTGCAAGGGTTCGACCCGACGCTGCTCGTGGTCGACGAGTTGGGTGTCGTGAAGGCGGAGACGTGGGAGGCGGCGTCGCTGGCGGCGGGCAAGCGTGACGAGTCGCTGACGTTGGCGATCTCGACGCCGGGTGAGACTCGCGACTGTCCGATGTGGGATCTCGTGGAGCTTGGCCGGACCGGTGATGACCCGTCGTTCGGGTTCGTGGAGTACGCGTCGCCGGATGGTTGCGACGTCGACGACGAGGCCGCGTGGAAGGTCGGCAACCCGGCGCTGGGCGACTTCCTGAGTCTCGACGCGATGCGTGCAGTGCGGAAGACGACGCGGGAGGGTCCGTTCCGTCGGTTCCGGCTCGGCCAGTGGGTCGGCGGCACGGCGAGTTGGCTTCCCTGGGGACTGTTCGAGTCGCGTGCCGACCACGACCGCGAAGTCGGCCGCGGGGCGCGGATCGTCGCGGGGTTCGACGGGTCGGTGTCGGGTGACTCGACTGCGCTCATCGGCGCGACGGTCGAGACGGAGCCGTTCGTGTTCGTCGTCGACGTGTGGGAGTCGAACGAGCGCGGATGGCGTGTCTCGCGCGCGGACGTGCATCGGACGGTCGAGACGATGTTCGCGATGTACGACGTCGTGGAGTTGGCGTGCGATCCGTGGCACTGGCGGACCGAGATCGAGTCGTGGGCGGAGCGGTACGGGTCGCGGCGGGTGATCGAGTGGCCGACGAACGTCGTGCAGCGGATGGGTCCGGCGACGGACGCGTTCTACGCCGGGCTGGTCGAGGGTCGCATGTCGCACGACGGCGACGGTCGTCTGTGTCGTCACGTGCGGAACGCGGCGGCGAAGACGTCGACGTTCGGTGATGTCGTGGTGAAGGACGCTCGCAACTCGCCGCGGAAGATCGACGCGGCGGTGGCGGCGATCGTCGCGCATGACCGGGCTCTGCATCATTCGCGCAAGCGACGCGGCCGACTGGTCGCGGTGTAGGAGGACGAGTGGCTGACCTGGATCTCGTGAAGCGTCTCGGTGACGTGCTCGAAGCGCAGCGGCCCGGATTCGACGTGCTCGACAGCTACATCGCGAATCGTCCCGCGGGTCCGCTCGGGTTCATCGCGCCCGAGGTCCGTGAGCAGGTCGGCTCCCGCTTGAAGCCGGTCACGATCAACTACCCGCGGCTCGTCGTCGCGGCGATCGAGGAACGGTTGCAGATCGACGGCTTCCGGCTCGGCGACGGCGACGGCGGGCTCTGGCAGCTCTGGCGAGAGAACGGGCTCGATCTCGACGCGGCGCTCGCGCATTTCGACGCGCTCACGTATGGCCGCGCTCCGGTGCTCGTGTGGTCGGCGGGGGAGCCGGGCAGCGTGCGGATCACGGTCGAGTCGGCGCGGCAGGTCGCGGTCGCGTACGACGCCGCGTCGCGGGAGCCGCAAGCGGCGGTGAAGCTGTGGCTCGAACCCGCGGCGGTCGGCGACGACGCGCAGCAGGGCTACGCGCGCGCGGTCCTGTTCCTGCCGGACGAGATCGTGCGACTCCGCTCGAAGGCACGCGTCGCGGACGTCGGGTCGGTGCCGGTCGCGACCGGATGGAACGTCGAGGAGACGATCCCGAACCCGCTCGGTGTCGTCCCGGTCGTCGAGCTGACGAACAGGAGTCGGGTGCTCGGCGGCGGCGAGTCGGAGTTGGTCGACGTGCTCCCGATCGTCGACGCGCTCGACAAGCTCGCTACCGACATGATGGTGAGCGCAGAGTTCGCGGCGATGCCGCGCCGCTACGTCACGGGCATGGCGCTGCCGGAACGGCCGAACGAGGAGACGGGTGAGCCGGAGCCGGACACCGCGGCCGCGTTCAACCTGACCGCGATGCGAACGTGGTTCATCGAGGACGAGCAAGTCAAGGTCGGCCAGTTCCCCGAAGCCGGGCTCGAAGGTTTCGTGCGCGGCATCGAAACGCTGACGCAGCAACTCGCGTCCGTGTCCGCGCTCCCGGCGCACTACTTGAACAACCTGACCGGGCAGTTGCCGTCTGCGGAGTCGCTGCGGAGCGCGGAGGCGAGCTTGGTCGCGAAGGTACGCCGGAAGATGCAGTCCTTCGGCGCGGGATGGGGCCGAGTGGCGCGTCTCGCGTTGCTCGTGCGTGACGGGACGTTGCCCGCGGGTGCGGACGGGCTCGAAGTCGTGTGGCGCGATCCGGAGTCGCGCACGGACGCGATGGCCGCGGACGCGGCGCTGAAGCGCGCGCAGCTTGGCATCCCGCTCCCGACCTTGTGGGCGGACCTCGGGTACACGCCCGCGCAGGTCGCGGACATGCAACGCCAACGCGCGACGGACGCCATCGTTAGTCAGGGCGTCGACCTCACGCTCCTTCAGCGCGCCGCGCAGGCTGACGGCAACGCGGCATGACGGCCGTCGTCGACGACCGAGCACTCCGGCTCGCGGAGACGCACCGCGCGCAGACACGCGCCGAAGCCGATGCGACCGCGGCCGAAGTGGTCGCGGCGTTCGACGCGCTCGGCGCGCGCTTCGTCGCCATCGGTGCACGCACGATCGGCGTCGCGAACGCCCGCGCCACGGTGCAGGGCGTGCGGTACGTCGTCACGTCGGCGGTGCTCGTTCACGGCCAGGTCGACCCGACGACGTTGCACATCGGGCCGATGAACGATCTCGACCGGCTCGCCCGAGCGTGCCGGACCGCGGCGGAGATCGGTCGGGCGAGCGTCGAGCGTCTCGCCCGCAGCGAACCCTTGCAGGCCGGGCAGCGGGCGGTCAGTGCCGCCATGCGCTCCGCCCGTATGGGCTGGACGCGTCTCGCTGGCGCGGGCGCGTGCCCGATCTGCACGGCGCTCGCGGACGGCACGGTGCTCTCGGCGTCGACACCGATGGTTGTCCCGCATCCAAGCTGCTCATGCAGCCAGCTACCGACGGAGGTTCCGCGACGATGACGATGACCGACACCGGCACGCAGGAAGGCCAGCAAGGCCACGAGGGCTCCCAGGAGGGCGCAGGAGGCCAGGAGGGCTCTCAGGGCGGCGAAGGTGGCGAGCAGACCTTCGATGCTCGCTACGTCGCTGGACTGCGGGAGGAGGCCGCTCGGTACCGGCAGCGTGCCCACGACGCGGAGCAGCGGGCGGAGAGCGTGCTCGAAGCTCTGTGGCAGGCTCGACGGGCCGAGGCGACCCGGGGACTCCTCGCGGACGCGACCGACCTCGCGGGCGACGTCGCGATGCTCGACGACGACGGGCTCCCGGACGTCGAGCGCATCCGTGCCGCCGCGGAGGAGTTGGTCAAGGCGAAGCCGCATCTTGGCGAGCGGCGACCGACCGGCAGCATCGAGCAGGGCGCACGTGGCGGGGAGCAGCAGGGGGTGAACCTCGCCAACCGGCTCCGGAGCCTGGCAGGGTGATAGCCACCGGGACATAGAGAGCAGTTGCAGACTATGGCGATACTCCGCTAGGGTGTCGCCATGCAACTGAACATCTATCTACCCGATGAGCTGGGGGAGCGGGTGCGGGCGGCCGACGGGCTGAACGTGTCGCAGATCTGCCAGGTCGCACTACGCCAGGAGTTAGAGATGATCGAAGCCCAGGAACGCGCCGACACGGATCTCGAAGCAGCGGCAGCCCGTCTTCGCAAGAGCCACGGCGATTGGAAGCGGGAGGTCAAGGCGCTCGGCACCGAACTCGGAGCCGACTTCGCGAAGAAGTACGCCGAGTGGGACGAGCTCGTCGAGATCGACGGTGACGTCACCGACGGGGCGTGGCAGACGTACGAGGTCGACGCGATCGAGGAGTACCTCTCCCAGGTCGAGGATCTTCCCCGCTTCGAGCGGGACATCTACTCGGACCCGTTCTACTCGGCGTTCATGGCGTCGGTCGTCAAGACATTTCGCGAGGTCCGCAAGCTCATGTAGTGGCGTTGACGAAGCTTGCACTCGCGTTTCCGCGGTGCGCGCTTCGTCGCGTCTCGGGAGGTTGCACGGCTTGCTCGGCGTTGAGCGATAGCCTGTCGGTCGCGTCCTGGTGGCGCGCCGTGTCGGTCCTGGTGGCCTTCGGTTGAACCGATCCGTTCGAGTTCCCGAAAGGTCGCACCATGCCCGTCGACACGACGACCGCGCCGCAGCTCACGACCGAGGAAGTGCAGAGCATCCTCGTCGGTCCGCTTGAACACGCGAGCATCTTCCTCGCGTCCGGTCCACGGATCTTCGACACTCCGGCCCGACCGGTGCGTGTGCCGCTCTTGACCGGGAGCGCGGAGCCGGACTGGATCGGTGAGTCGGCGCAGATCACCGAGAAGGACGCGACGTTCGACGAAGTGACGTTGTTGCCCGACACGATGAAGTCGGTGAAGGTCATCACGCGTTTCTCGAACGAGCTTGCGCGGCAGTCGGTGATCGCGCTCGACGCCGCGTTGCGCGATCGGCTCGTGCGTGATGTCGCGGCGAAGCTCGATCACGCGTTTTTCGGCGGTGATGGTGGCAGTCCGGCGGGTTCGGAGCCGCTCGGGTTGGTCAACTGGACGGGCACGCAGGAGATCACCGCGGTCGGTGCGATCGCGCTCGATGACCTCCACGACGCGGTAGGGCTCTTGCTCGCGGTGGGCGCGGATCCGACGCGGGCGCGGTGGGTCATGCGGCCGTCGACGTTCACGACGTTGCGGAAGTTGAAGGACGGCGCGCAGCGGTACCAGTTGGAGCCGGACCCGACCGAGGCCGGTGTGTTCCGGTTGCTCGGCCTGCCGGTCGCGGTGACCGACCGGCTGCCGGTGGACACGGTGCCGACGCCGGACGAGACGAGCATCGTGCTCGCGGACTTCTCGACGATCGCGGTCGCCCGCGACCTCGCGCCGTCGGTGACGATGCTCTCCGAGTTGTACGCCGACTTCGACCAGCTCGCGATCCGGGTCGTCGCCCGCTACGACGTCGCGCCGTTGCTGCCGGAGGCGGTCGTCGTGCTGCGGGGCGTGCAGGTCTGACCGTGGCGGACGTGCCGACGGTTGCCGATGTCGTCGCCTACTCGGGCCGCAGTTCCGAGACGGGTGTCGGCCCGCATCTCGACGCGGCGATCGCGCTCGTCAAGAGCTACACGCGCTCGATCGGGTTCGAGGACTTCCCGGACTCGGTGCCTGATGACGTGGCGGCGGTGATCGTGTCCGTCGCGGCGCGCACGGTCGGGAATCCCGAGTTGCTTCGGTCGGTGACCGTCGGTGACGGCATGACGGTCACGGAGACACACGCGGTGGTCGGCGGGCTGTCGTGGCTCGAACAGATCACGCTCGCCCGGTACCGACAAAGGACCGCGTGAGCGAGGTCGTGGCCTTGCCCGGCGTGAGTTCTGGCTCACCACCCTTCCTTGCGTCGGGCGAGGCTGCGAGTTGGCGCGAGCAGGCAGCGTGCCGGGGGATGGCCCCGGATCTGTGGTTCCCGCCGCGGGGAGATCACACCCGGATCGCGGTTGCCCGCGCGGTGTGTGCGACGTGCACGGTGCGAGGGGAGTGTCTCGACGACGCGGTGGTGAACGACACGAAGTTCGGGATTTGGGGTGGGCTCAGCGAGCGGCAACGGCAGGCGGTGCGGCGGCGGCGGGGGCTGGTGCACACGCGTAGCAGGCGCGGTACCGGCGGGTTCGAGGGTCACGAGCACGAGGACATCGCATAGCCGTAGCAACCGCGATCGCCCTACGTCACGGAACCGGCAGCCCGAAGTAGCTCGCGACCGCCCTCACTGCGAGAGTGCCGAGGCCC